CGCACTTCTTGTGACCGGACCAGCAATCCCATCCGTAGTCAAATTGTGTAATTTTTGAAATTGAACAACTGCCTTTGTAGTATCTTGACCAAACATTCCATCAACATCTAACATATCAAAACTATAATTAGGGTCATTCTTAATCCAGATATTTAATTTACGTTGCAATTCCTTTATCGGTTCGCCCGTTGAAAAGGTTTCAAAATAATAATCTCTCAAATTTGGTTTACTGTTTTTACCATTCGGACCACAATCAAAATTTCCCTGTGGAGACAAATTCAAAACTTCTCTATAATCATAGACTGGGCACGGCTTATCAGAAACTTCGCAGTGACCGTGAAATGTAATTTTCCGTTTATATTCTTCATTAATTTTATCACAAAGAAAAATTAATGCATCAAACTGTTCTGGAGTAAAGTCCTCTTTATTTAATCCATGTAGACAAATAGCAATCGTTCCCGTATTATGCCCTGCCTGTGCAGCAGGAGTTGAATGGATAGAACGACCTTTTTGAATTTCGCCCTTTGATGTAATAAAGAAATGATATCCAATATCATTCCACCCCTTTGCCTTATGCCAATCCCGAATAACTTGAACTCGGTCATGGTTGGGGCGATTGCTCGCAGAACAATGTAAATATACTTTGTCAACTTTTCTAGTTGTAGGAATAAACTCAAATGTCTCGTTCACAATTTTGTATCCTTTCTTCTTCCTTTTCAATTGAACATTTCAAACACGCATATAGGGCTGGGGCATAAAGTCTATTATAATCTGAATCCATAACAATTCGTCTGACCGTTTCTTCTTCTGCCCCACAAAAATCGCAAACCATATATTCCAATCTCCGTGTAGAAACACTAAAAAGGGGAGCCGAAGCTCCCCTTATATTTAGAGATTTTATTCAGTCAGAAATTGAGATTCTCCTTCATCAACTCCATTTGTGATACGAATCTTTCTCGGCTTCTTTGCTTCGGGAATTACATTCCGAAGAAACACTGAAAGAAAACCATTCTCAAAGGTTGCACCTGTGACCTGAATTGTGGGACTCAATGTCCACGTTCTCTTGAAGTTACGCTCTGCGATTCCTTGGTGAAGAAATGTCTCTCCTCCACCAGAAGAACCATGATCCTTAATTGATGTAACAGTTAGCTTATCCTCTTGTACAGTTACATCAATTTCCGTTTCATCGAAACCAGCAACGGCAAGTTCAATCCGAAATTCATCATCATTAACCTTGACAATGTTATACGGGGGATATGATGCTGCCTGCCCGGTTCCAACACCCGTTGAAACTAGCCTGTCAAAAATTTGGTCAAATCCAACCAGAAAGGGGTCATTACGCAAATCGTTAAAAATACTCGGAACTCTATTTGTTAGTACCATTTCATTTCTCCTTATTATAAGCAAGATTGCTTTTATTTAAATTGACCCGACAATCGGCACCAATCTAAAACTTTTGTTATTCTATAATATACGCACCCACATTGAAATGTCAAGTGCTTTTTTTATTTTTTATTGCCAATATTGTATTTGGCGACCAAATTCCATTCAGATTTATCTTTATGGGAGATTATTTTAACCTGCCCTAATGGAACCGTTACCTCTGCCGACTTATTCGCATCAACCAAACTCAACAATCCCCACTCGGCTAATAAATTTGCAATTGTGTTTCTACGGCCCTGGTCATTCTCATTGAAATTAGTATTCTTACCATCGAGCGCAAAGAGTTCTTTAAAATGAACAATATAATACTTGCCTCGTTTATGAAGAATATGACAGGACTGATATAATGATCTATCTTTCCTGCTGGCAATACCTATGCGGGTAAGGGTTTCCCTTATCTTTAAGAAATCATCATCATCATTTAACTCAATTTCAACTAAACTTTCCAGATCAACTGGAATTGGTTTTACATCATCGTTTACGCTTTCCATGTTTTAACCCACCTCTTTCCATACGTTCATGAATAAGAGATAGTTGTTCGTCGGTCAGAATCTTTGCAATTTCACATGCTTTCCTATAATTACAAGAATAATACTCCTTAATCGCATCAATATTCTCATTCTTCTCCGGCTTCAACCATCTTGAAAATCGCTTCTTCTTCCTAATGCTATTTAGGAGATAATCATTCTGTAAACGATTGTCAAGATGTCCCCGCAGGTTCATTTCATTTGCATAGAGAAGGGTATCGGGAAAATATGAAAGTGTTCGATTAATTACAAACGGAACATATTCTTTTTCCGCCAAAGAATCATCCTCAATCAGATTCTCTTTTGTTAGATTGATTGCCTTCAGAAAATCTCCCAAGTTCGCCATTTAAAATTTCCTCACTTTTTTTTCTTAATACTGGACCCATAATAATACTAACAACAATTGAAAGTATAAACCAACATACTAAAAATATAACTATACTCATAATACTACTTATTAATCCTCATCATTCGTTCAACAATAGGAATGAATAAAATAGGAACCAATGTTCCTATAACTATTCCAAGGAGCAATGGTTGTATGGATGGATCTAATAATGCACCAACTGCATCTGAGATTGTGTTTCCTATTGCAGCCCCGAAGATTGTTCCTCGGACCCCAGAACCTTTAAAGAATCTTTCAATTTCAAATCCAGTAAAGGCCCCAAGAATTAAAACTGCATTATCCACAAACCCAAAAATAAATCCATCTAACATATTTACTCCCTTACCGGATACTCCCCCTCGGTTGCACGGGGCTCCTCGGTTATAATGGTTATACCATTCTTTAATGCAAAGTCATGTTCAACCAATGTGCCCTTTCCTTTCTCCCATCCTGGGCAAAAGTAAATTGCATCGCACCTTGCAATGATTGCCAAATCAGATTCAAGAGTATCCTCATATGAAATAATGCCATCCTCATATGCCCACTCATCATTCTCAATCGGGCAAATGACTGCCCAATCTCGCTTCATGAATTTAATGGCATAGTATCGCATAACATTGCGATTCTTCCACTTCTCTTCTTCGTTCAGTGTGTTCCCATCACTGAACCTGCCTGCAATATATATAACACGTTTCAGATTATTCTTTCCCATAATACTACCTTACCTTTACCCATCTTCTTGTAACAGCCAAAAGATTATCATAATCCCCGGCATCACATTCATTCAAATACTTTCGTGTTTCTTCATTGGTATAACCAGCATCCATAAGTGCCAGTTCTACCTTTGCCATAATGACATATGCATTACCATCTTCACCAATCAACTTGACTGTCGGCCTTTTTACTTTTATCTTACTTGACATTTTTATACACATCTCCATTTTCTTCACACTTCTGATCTTCATACGGAACAACCTGTCTCCGGTAGAGTTCTTGCTTGGCACACTCTAGCACACCAATGACTGCATTATATCTTTCGTAAGTGGCTTTCCCATCTACATCCTTCGTCCAGTAATCACATAGCCGAGTGATAATATAATTCAAGGTTCCGGGGTGATATGCCATTTGACTCTGGGTTTTACTTTCCCTAAGCACATCCAGCTTGTAAAAGAATGCATCAAGACCAGTCCTCATGGTAAAGTCTGATGCTCCATCAATTAGTTCTCTATCTTCTTTTTTAATATAGGGCATTACTTGTACTCCATTCCTACCATTAGTTCAGTTAAACATGCCACCAAGTTCAATTCCAAGTCGGCAACAAATGCAGACTTGTATTGATAATCTGCAATTAAAATCACTGCCTCTGGAATACTCTGACCCTTGACATACTTAGTCAATCCATCGTAAATCAAACGATAGATACGAGAAGGGTCATCGTCAAGATTCTCAACAACCCACTTCCGCATTTCCTTGAACTTCTTTTCCTTCAAGTGACCCATCAGAGTTTTAATCGTCTCATCCGTGATAGTCGTGAGGATTCCTGCATCAATTTCACCCGATACAGAATACCTTTGCAACTCATTCAGGACACGCCGGAAGTCTGGAAAGTGTTTGTTAATTAGTTCAACAAGAACCTTATCACTATATGCAATTCCATCCTTCTCAAGAATCTCAATCGTTCTCTTCATCAAACTCAATGCCAGTCTCGGTCTTTCCTTCTTACTAAACCGAAAGTCTATTACACTACACCGACTATGAATGGGTTCAATGATTCTATTCTTGTAATTACAGGTAAAGATGAATCCACAATTCTTGGAGAACTCTTCAATGAACCCACGAAGTGCAGGTTGAGTAGAAGTAGGATTTAGATAGTCTGCCTCATCAAGAATGACAATCTTTCTTGCTCCTGACCCAAGAATAGAAACAGAAGATGCAAACGAACGAATATCGTTTCGGAGAGTGTCAATGTTTCCACTCTCACTTCCATTAATAATAATATAATCGGCACCCAACTGTTCACACAATGCTCTGGCAACCGTGGTCTTTCCTACGCCTGCCGTTCCGCAAAGCAAAAGATTGGGAATGTCACCTTTCTCAATAAAATCGAGAAATGTATCCTTCAGTGCTTTGGGAAGAATACAATCTTCTACTCTGTGTGGACGATACAACTGTGCCCAAATAAATTCTTCACGCAAATGTTCCATAATATAATTGCCTCTTTTTAATAATATATGCCAAACCTCAACGACCCATCAAGAGAAATTAATCTCCGATGGGTCGAGAGGGGGTTCAGCGTCTTTTTCACTACATGTATAACTATTTATAACGCTTTTCCGCTGGGGAAAAATTTATTTTCCTTAGAACTGAAATTGTAACCCAATAATGAATCCATCATTGTTTTCAAGGTCAAGAGACTCTTCATGAAAATAATTCAGTGCCAGCTTGGAGCCAGCAAGTGCTGTAATTTCAAAGTTAACTCCTGCATCAACTCGATCTGTTGAACCAGAAACACCGTCAGCATAAGAGAATCTCTGATAACGGGCAAATGGTTCTGCCTGTACTGCAATGGGCGAAGGAATTGAAGCATTCAGCAACAACGATGCGCCAACGGTAAAGCCATCACCAGCATTAAGACCAACGGTCGGAACATATGCGGCACCATCCAAATCGTAATGATTGTATGCACCATCTACGGTAAGAACACCCGGAGAAAGTGAACGACTGTAGCTCGCGTCCAAACCCCATCCCAGATAATCGTTACCTGCTCCAACAGCGTCACCCTGCGATTGAATAGCAAAACCAATTGCCAAGCCTTCTACCGAAGCAATACTAACATCTGCTCGGGCAGCAAGCAAAGCATCTCCTGCTCCACCATCAAAAACGCCAACATTATATGCAACATCAACACCACCAGCAACGGCAGACGAACCAGACACAGAGACACCATCTCCGCGATTAGTTTGTTCTGGCGAAGCCCACTTGGCAATAACTGACGAACCATTCCATTCAGTTGTACCATAAAGGTCTTCCATTGCATTCTTACCAGCGGGGACAAGAAAACGTCCTGCTGTTACGTTGACATAATCCTTGAACAGAGAAGCACTTGCAGATGCTCCAAGAAGATTAAAGTCCGAACCATCATATTCAAATGATACATCGGCATCTAAAATTCCCTTGGAAACTCCTGCACCCAGACGAGCATTACCAACACTGAAGCCGTTTCCAGCATCGTCAAACAAGCCTGAAGCTCGGGCTTTTCCCGTTACTGTTACAGTGGTATCTCCACTGACAACTTCAACATCTGCTGTTGCGGCATATGCAAAACTAACCACAAAAGCAGCTACAAATGAAATTACAAAATACTTTAAATAACCACTCATTTTACTCTCCTTATACCCAAAGGAAAAGCCCGGACGTTCCGGGCTCTTTCCAGTGCGTTAGGTTTCATTTATTTATACTACTTAGAAACTGTAGAATACTGTGCTTCTGCTGAAATCCAATATACTACGTCTACATCCTGATTTACAAACTGACCAATCCCTTTATTTGATATATTTACATCATAATTACCGGGAATCATCTTCAGATTCTCTACATTAAACACCATGCAGTAATCATCAGAAAGGTCATTTGCCTCTGAGGAAACTGTAGATTGGTCAACGCTCAACGTGAACGCATTTGTACCACTCTTAATTTCCTTATTACAGACGCACATCTCAATTCCCTTATCAGACGGTTCAATCGAAATGTGAGGCAATGAAAGAACACCCGCAGATCTCAAGAGAGATTTTAGGTCTTCTGCCTTCAATTCAAAATCAAAATCCGGGTCAGGGAAATTTTCAATGGCACCTTCCGGCGGGGAAGTGATTAGAGTCGGATCACAGTATTGGTAATTGACCCGCTGTCTGGAATTTCCAGACTTGATATTAACATTGTTTTCCTGAAAATCAAAAGTCGGATCTTCAAGAAGACTGACTGCACTCAAGAATTCCCCAAGCTGATAGATACCAAACTTACGGGAAAAGGTTTCATCAACCACTGCCTTTGCAATTATATTTTTTCCTTCAGAAATTGTAGTAATCTCTGAACCTTCGTCAATTGAAATGGCAGCATTGACCGACGAAAAGTTATTAAGGACCGAAAGTGTTTCTTCACTAATCTTCATTACTATTTTCTCCATTGTTATCATTTTCACTAAAATACATCATCAAAATTATATAATGTGCAGCTTTCACCAGATCCGTTCTGTTGAAATCGTTTTTCTTACCCCAACGAGCCAGATATTTTATCACATTCCCTTGACAAACTTCTTCAGAAATTCCTATAGCATGAAGAAGATCCAAAGTCTGAACCCCATTCTTTCCAACATAATGTTGGTCATATGT